GAAATAGAACATGAATAAAGAGTGACGAAAAATCATTGGAACTATCAAAAAATTGATAATGATAATTATATTTTTATTAACGCTAAAAATATAATGAACAAATTCATGGTAATCAAGAAAAAAACAGAACTCGATAACAAGATAGAAAATCCGGAAAAACAAGAAAAAATGGAAAAAATGGAAAAAGATATCGAATTATCGAAAGAACAACAATATGCTTATTATAAATTCATGAATGGTGAAAATTTGTTTATAACTGGACCCGGAGGTACAGGAAAAACAAGATTAGTAAAAAAATTGGTAGAAAATGCCAAGAACAACGAAAAGAATATAGCAGTATGTGCTATGACTGGTTGTGCTGCCATATTATTAAATTGTAATGCGAGAACATTACATTCATGGAGTGGGATAAAATTAGCAAAAGGAACAAAACAAAGTATCATAAATTCAGTTTTGAAAAACAAAAGGATAGTAAAAATATGGAAAAAAGTGGAAATATTGATTTTGGATGAGGTAAGTATGTTATCAAAAAAAGTATTTGAAATAATTGAAGAAATCGCTCGTTGTACCAGATTATCAACGTTACCCTTTGGTGGAATACAGGTGATTTTCACAGGTGACTTTTATCAATTACCACCTATTGGTAATGATGGAGAACCAGAAACGGAGCAATTTTGTTTTGAATCACCTAGATGGAATATGGTATTTCCCGAAAAAAACCATATTCAATTAGAAACAATTTTCAGACAAACAGATTCGACGTATATTGAAATATTGAAACAAATTCGTCAAGGAATGATAGACCAAAAAAATGCTGAATTATTGAGAACATTTATAAATCGAGAATATAATTCAGAAAAAAACAATGGTTGTATTCCTACAAAATTATTCCCTATACGTTCCAAAGTAGATTATGTAAATAATATGATGTTCTCGAAATTAAACGAACCAGAACATGTTTTAAATGCTATTTATAAAACGGATTTTATGACATATGTAGATTCTGAAAAAAATTTATCGATTGAAACATTACAACAATGTTCTCGATTATCTGTTTTAGAAAAAGAACAAGAATTGGATTTATTGATGAATAGTTTACCTTGTAACAAAGTTTTACGATTGAAAAAAGGAGCAATTGTAATGTGTACTATCAATCTAGACATGTATAATTCAATATGTAATGGTTCTCAAGGAGTAGTGATTGACATAATAGAAGGTGAAAGTATATATAAACAGATAGTAGTACGTTTTTCAAATGGAATAGTAAAAAAAATACAACCAAATTTTTGGCAATCCGAAGATTTTCCAACATTAGGAATCGGCCAATATCCATTATGTTTAGCATGGGCACTGACAATTCATAAAATTCAAGGAGCAACATTATCTATGGCAGAGATCGATATTGGACAAAGTATATTTGAATATGGACAGACATATGTTGCTTTATCTAGAATACAATCATTGGATGGTCTCTATTTATCCGCATTCAATCCCACAAAAATAAAAACAAACCCAAAAGTAACCGAATTTTATAAAAACATTCCGAAATTTGAATTATCTGAACTAAAAAAAATGGAAACTTATAAAAAGCCAATTTTGGAAGAGTCATCAAAAGAATTAGAACCAGAATTGTATGATAATATCAAAAAAATTAAATTCTAATGATGTCTATATAGAATGGTAGCAGGTAGTATTTTACCAATAGCAGTACATAATAATAAATTATATTTTTTATTTGGTAAAGAGAACCCAATGGAAGATAGTGCGAAAGGATGGTCCGATTTTGGGGGTAGAATGGAGAACAATGAAACACCATACAAAGCCGCTTTACGTGAAGGAAGTGAAGAATTAACTGGTTTTTTAGGTGATAAAAATACAATCAATAAATTAATCCGTAGAAATGGAGGTTATTACAAAATGGAACATAATAATTACCATGTTCATATGTTTTTTTTAGAGTATGATGAGAACCTACCAAAATATTACAATCAAAATCACCGATTTTTATGGAATAAAATGGATAAAAATGTTCTCAATAATTCGAAATTATTTGAGAAAATAGAAATAGCATGGTTCTCTGTAGATGAAATAAAATCCAAGAAAAACGAATTCCGAAATTTTTACCAAGAAATTATTGACGAAATTTTATTGGATATTGAGAACATTGAGAATTTTATCATAAAAAAAACGAAAAAACATAAGAAAACACGTAAAAATACATGGTAAAAAAATGGTGATGTTCTCGATATATAATAAAAAATTTAGAAATAAAAACCGATATATCGAGAACAATTGTATAATAAATTAGTTTATATAAAATAAAATAGGGAGTAATTGTATAAAAATAAGAAATTCAATATGTCATGGAAACAATATGGTGGAATATATAGAACAGATAAATATCATAATGTAAATATGGGTACGTTAGTAGCAGATCAACTCGTATTAAGACAAACTGCTTCCACTAAATTAACATTTGATTCTTCCATCTTAGTAAAACAAAATATTGGTTGTGAAGGTAACGTAGATGTATGTGGTAATATAATGGGCGATACTTTGTTTGCTAAAAAATATATGTATATAAAAAACAAATTATATTTTGGAACTACAACTACATATGCTGATACCAATGAATCCGCATGTTATATTTACGGAAATAGTAGTGGGATTGGAATCAATACGAAAACACCATCATCACCTTTTGATGTAACAGCAACTGATTCGATAGCAAATGTATTGACAGTTCGTTCTCAAGCCGCAACAAATACAAATATAATAGCACAAAACAATACATTGAAGGGTATTATAGTGAATGCATCTAATGCCAGTTCTTTCATTGGATTTTTTAATGATACAAACACAAGTTTTTCGAATATTCCCGACTCGAAAATTCAATATAATACCGGTGGTGTTCTAGAAACAATATCAAATATAGTGAAATTATCACCAAATGTTTATGTTTTAAATAGAGGTACAAGAAGTGGTATTTCAAACAGTATTTTTGATGAACCTATGATTATTTATGATAGTTCTCAAAATAACTATTTATATCAATATTATCAAAATACAAGTGTAAAATCAGGAACAGGTTTGAGTTTGGTCGCATTAGATAATAATTCAAATACGTTTTTAAGAATAACAACATCAAATAAATTAGGTTTATCTATTGGAGGTGGAGCAAATCCAAAAAACAACTCATTACCAATGGGTACAATTGGTATTACCGATAGCAGTGGTAATTATTATCAGAATCAAATGTTCTCGAAAGGAACTGATTTGATTAAAAATAAAACAACATTAGGTATTAATACATTCTCACCAAAAACGAATAATTATGCTTTGGATATAAATGGTGTCACTAGAATATCAAATGGTGAAATCAATACAATGACAGATTTAAACTATGAGGTCAAAAAAATATCATTCTCGAGAACTTATCCACTGAATGGTATTGCGGTAGGTACGACAGATTCAATTAATAGTCCATTTACACAAAAAATATCATATACTACAGATGGGGGTAAAACATGGAATAATTCGAGTATTATTAATAATAATTTACAAAATAATATACATGATTTTACTGTTAATTATTACGGCGCGAATTATGCGCTAATAGGTACATCAAGTAGTTTTGTATTTTATACAAGAGACTATGGTAACACATGGAACAGAGTTACAATAACTAATGATAATCTTATCAGAGATATCAGAACTATTTATATCACAAATTATAGTACATCTAATGGTAATAGAATATTTTTCGCCGGATTAGTTGGAGCAAGTGTAGGTGCTGCTACACCAACAATACCAACTATATTTTATTATGATATAAATATAAGTAATGTACTGAATGGCACAGATGTAAATATAGCAACTAGTTATAATAATACTTCATTAGCAAATTCAAATTTTATAATAAAAAATAGTGATGGTTATGGTAATTTTATTTATTTTGTAGGAAATGGTATTCAGAAAATAAATATAACCACGACTCCACCTACATCTTTGTATTATATCAAAACGGGTCAACAATACAATAGTATATACGCATATGATAACAATGTATTTGCGGTAGGGTTGAATATAATTTCATATACTAGAAATGGAACGGATTGGACGGATATCTTTTTTACAAATATAACTTTCAATGACGTATTTATGTATGATATCAACTCAGTGGTTGCTGTAGGAAACAATGGTAGTTTTTATTATACATCAAATGGAACAACATGGACGTCTGTTCCGGATACCATTTTGAATTCATCTGGAATTAGTTATTTGATAACGAATCCAAATTACAAATTGAACAACATAATCATGCCAAATAAAGATTCATATATAATTAGTAGTATAGTAAATCCATATAATCAAAATTCATCTTTGGGTAGAACAAAGATATTATATGGTTATTATCCTAACTTATTAAATCGAGTCAACAATACTGTATTAGAAATATCGGGAAATATAGTTGTTTCTGGTGATATTGAAATAAATGATACTGGTAAATTGAAGACAAAACAGAGCACTTTCAATTTATTGACAGAAAACATAGAAAATTTATACATAGCAAACGATAGTTCCAATATTAACGTTGGTAATTTTGTGACAAATACAAATATAATTGGTAAATTGAACGTCAATAATGACACTACACTTAATTCAAAAGTCTATGCTGGTGGCGCCGTAGCATTGAATTCGACATTGGATGTCACTGGAAATAGTAATTTGAAACAAAATTTATACGTCATAGGCGATACGTCGTTGAATTCAAAAGTCTATGCTGGTGGCGCCGTAATATTGAATTCGACATTGGATGTCACTGGAAATAGTAATTTGAAACAAAATTTATACGTGACAGGCGATACGTCATTGAATTCAAAAGTCTATGTTGGAGGTGCCGTAATATTGAATTCGACATTGGATATCGCTGGAAATAGTAATTTGAAACAAAATTTATATGTACTTGGAGATACATCATTGAATTCAAAAGTCAATGTAGCAGGAGATGTTACAATGAATTCCAAATTAATAGTTACTGATTCTGCTACATTGAACTCTACTTTGAATATAATCGGGAATACTACCATGAATAATAGATTAACTGTAGCAAATGATACGGGATTAAATTCAAAACTAGTTGTACAAGGAGATGTATCTTTGAATTCTAATTTAACCGTAATCAATAATGCTTTGTTTAAATCGAGACTAGCAGTAGATAATGATGTATCATTAAATAGTAATTTGACAGTAAATCAAAATATATATAATATTGGTAGTCTGTATTCAAATAATATTGATTTATATAATAATAATACATTGAATATAGGTAATAGATATGTTCCAAATATCACTGATAACAGGTATATTTATATAGGCTATTCATCACAAATAACTAGAAATAAAAATGTTATTATTATTGGAAGTGATGCCAATGATATAATACGAATGAAAGGAAATGTCATATATGATGGTTCAGTAAATAGTACATCACAGACAAATTTATCAATTTCGTCAAAAACAATTCAATTGAATGATGGAGCAACAGGAGCAAGACAAGGGCGTGGTTCTGGATTTTTTATTAGAGATAACGATGTGAGCAATTCAGGTTTTATAATTTTGAATAACACAGAATCTGGTTATTTGATTAAACCATCTGTATTGAACTCAAATGTTCTGAATATGGAAGTAAATTCAATGATATTAAATTCACAAACTAATACAGGATTAATAGTATTGAAAAGATTACCAGATTTTTCAGATGCTAGTTTTAGTATGTTAGTTGAGAACTTGGATACAAGTAGTATTTTATTGAGGTCAACTACTTCCACATCATCGAATCAAATTATTGATACAAAATTAACACTGAATAACGATGCTTCATTGAATTTGAATTTGTTTGTGAACGGAACAACAACATTGAATAATAATCTCATTACGAACGCTGACGTATCGATGAACGCGAGACTATTTGTTAATGGAGATAGTAGTCTCAATAATGTCAATATACGCGGAATAACAACAACGAATAATAAATTCATTACAAATGATGATGTATCGATGAACGCGAGACTATTTGTTAATGGAGATAGTAGTCTGAATAATGTCAATATACGTGGAATAACAACAATGAATAATATTTTGATTACGAATGCTGACGTATCGATGAATGCGAGACTCTTTGTTGATGGAGATAGTAGTCTTAATAATGTCAATATACGAGGAACAACAATAATGAACAACAAATTGATTACGAATGCTGACGTATCGATGAACGCGAGACTCTTTGTTAATGGAGATAGTAGTCTTAATAATGTCAATATACGCGGAATAACAACAATGAATAACAAGTTGATTACAAACGCAGATGTATCGATGAATGCTGGATTGACAGTAAATGGAGATAGTAGTCTCAATAATGTACGTACAAATAATTTATCAAGCATTACTGCTTTATTAAATAAATTAGGTATAGGTATTAATAATATTTCACCTGATATTTCTTTAGACGTGTCTGGAAATTTCCGTATAACAAATGGAGTTGTAGTGCAGTTTTATGAATAATAATAATAATAATGACAACAACAATTATAAATTGTAATATATTACGTGATTTATAGAGAAAAATATAAAAAATATATTATAAATATATTATAAATGAGCAAGTGGTTAGATTTGTCAATAAATTCTAATAAATTCAAACAAAGTTATTTTCAAGGATTTGTTGATATAAGTGGTAATATAAATATAAGAAATGATAATTATATTAATTTGTATGATAATTCGAATTCAAATAGTCCAAAATTTAGCATCAAGTCAGATTCGATACGTATCGTAGATGATTCAAATCAGATAAATGATATTAGTAATATTAAATTATTATATATCAATGATTTGTCCGAAAATGTTCAATTGAGATTGGATGATTTGAATCAACGCACAAAATATATATCAACTAGTCCATATGAATTAAAAACAATAATAATAAACGATGCTTCTTTCAACAAAAACATATATGTTGGTGGTGATGTTTCTTTAAATAATAATGTATTTGTCAAAGGGGATATGAGTATGAATGGTAGTTTGTCTATAGGTATCGATTTGTCAGTAAATGGAAATGTATATTTTCGCACGGGGTCTATACCAGCGACATCAATAGCAGGTGGAGGTGTGGGAGGAATATATATAGGTTCACCAGATAATATAGATTTTGATGATGATGAATTCGCATTAGTAAAAGACGGACCGGTACATGGTGATATAGCTAGTAATGTTATTATAACAGGAACATTAGAAGTTACAGAGGATGTATCATTCAATAAAAATGTCTGTATATTGGGTGATTTATCAATGATAGGTAACTTGACAGCATTGACAAGACCATATAATGATTATACGACCTATGTTGCTACAACTGAATTTGTACAGAACCAAGGGTATACCACTCCACAAACATTGTTCAGACAATTTACATGAAATTTGAACTATATAAATGATAATAATTTTAATATAAATATTCAATTGTATGGTATTGATTATTTAGAACGTATAATAACAATTCATTTGTTTTTCCATATTTCTTTTCGAAATATTTATTATATAATGTCAGTTTCATTGAAAAACTGGTTAGACCTATCGAATGTATCAAATCTGTTCCGTTCAATATATGTGAAAGGTTTTGTTGACCTTAGTGGTGGAGATTTGATAGCAAGAAACGGTAATTTGTATATAGGAGGAAACTCTATTTTGAAGAAAAACTTGACTGTTGTAGGTGATGTCAGTATAAATGGTAGTTTGTATGCTAATTATCCACCACAAACTATTCCAGCAAATGCTATTATAGGTGGTTCTTTGACAGTTTCTACTATTGATGCTAATAATACAATCGGTAATCTTAATACTAAAATCAATACAATTAGATTTGATAGTGATGCCGGTTTTTCAGTAGACCCACTTGAAAGTGGGGTTGTGAAAGTTGGAATGAATAGTACATTCAAGTATTGGGATGTAAGTGGTCAAGTAGCGTCTGGTCCTGTCGGTAATTTGACAGCATATGGTCTTGATAGAATTACATTTGTTTCAGGAAATAATATTTCAATTTCGACTAGTCAACCTAGTGATAAAAAATTATTAACAATTACGGCAGTAAATGTTGTAAATACAACATCTGACCAAATTATTAGTGGTAATAAAACATTTACAAATGATGTTTCGTTGAATCCTAATTTATCGATTGGTGGTAATGTTTTTGTTAACAAAGATTTGAATGTCATTGGTAATTTGACAGCAGTAACGCAAATAGTAGCAGATAATAGTAAAAAAGTTGCTACTACTGAATTTGTAAAAAGAGAGATTAATAATCTAGTTGCGGGTGCTAGTACGGCATTAGATACATTGAATGAATTGGCAGTAGCATTGGGAAATGACGCTAGTTTTTCTACAACAGTAACAAACACTTTGGCGACAAAAGCACCTTTACAATCTCCTGCTTTGACTGGGATTCCAACTGCTCCAACAGCAATTATAGATACAAGTACAACACAATTAGCAACAACCGAATTCGTCATGAATCAGGGTTTTATAAAATCAACAAATGTAACCGGTGATTTTTATAATAAAACATACGTAGATAGTAGTTTTGTAAGTGTATATACAAAGACAGTAATTGATGCCAGCATCAACATGAATTTTTATAATAAAACTCAATCGGATTCAAGTTTGAACACTGGATTCTATAATAAAACTCTAATTGATTCCAGTATAAATTCTGGTTTTTACAACAAAACACAAGCAGACACAAGTATGAACACTGGATTCTATAATAAAACTCAAGCGGATACAAGTTTGAATGCTGGATTCTACAACAAAACACAAGCAGACACAAGTTTGAATGCTGGATTCTATAATAAAACTCTAATTGATTCCAGTATAA